CATTATCACATTCAACATCCCAAACACCTAAACTCTCTGATTGTGGTGTATTACCTGAGGAGAACTTAGTTGCTACAGGATCTATTCCCCAATAAGCATCTGTTGCATTATCTCCAATAGACTTACCTGCATAAATGTATGCAGAGTTGAGAGCAACATAATCCTTGTAGTATACACCCTGTGATGGTGAAATTTCAGTATCAGTTGCCTTAGACAAGTTAGTGAACTTTTCTAAGATTGTTTGAGATGAACCTGAAATATTCTTGGATCTTGCACTATCTACAACTACAACATGAAGAGCATCATTGTTGCCATTTCTATCTCTTACATATTGGTTTGTTCTTGGTTTTGGAGCAATGCTTCTCCAAGAAACTGTTGCACTATCACCTCTTGCAGTATCTAAAATATTTTGTGTATTATACCAATCATTAATTGCGGATGAAGTGACTACTGCAGATTGTGAAATTGAGTTGACTAAGAAAATTTCATCAGTAGATTCATTTATTACATAATCTCCTTCAGTGATTCCTGCTACTGAAGCAACTTCTACAGTGGTGGAAGAACTATCTACAGTGGCAGAAGCAGTGGTAACATTCTGATTGTAAGTTAAAACTTTAACAGTAGTTCCATCAGCAACAGATGCTTCAGCAGATGTTCCAAATGTTGATCTAGCTACTCCAATTTGATTTCCAGAAACTGAAATAACATCTAAGATTTCATTACCAATAAGGAGATACTTAGCAGTGGTAATACCAGTTGCTGATGCAACATATAAAGTTGTATCTGAATTCAGTAATGGAGTGCTTCCTGCATTATCAATTGTTGTTGTAGCAGCAATATCTAAAACTGATAATGAAGTACCTGAACCAATTGAGTTAGCACCAAATGAAGTTGAGGGACTGTTTCTTGTGATTGAAAGAACAGGGTTTCCTGCATTGGATAATGCACCATCTACATACAGAGAAGAACCTGTATTGAAGGCATAGATTCCATTTTCAGTATATTCTTGTGCAGTGGTTGTTCCTGCACTTACCTTAGAAACAATCTTGACATAAAATTCTGAGGATCCTACTCCAGTGACAATACCTTTGAGGAATCCTGATGCTGCTGCTGTGGTTCCTACTCCAGCAACAGTTCCTGAAAGTGCCTGAGTAACTGCATAACCAACTTGAATTGATGCTGTATTTACACCAGCAATTGTTTGGTCTGCAAAGTTATCAATTACACAAACTTTGAGTCCATCAGCCCAATATCCTGGGTTCTTTGCTGCCCAATAAAAATTGGTGGCAGATGAATGATCTTCTTGATAATCATCATAGTTCTCAATCAAAAGTGATGTTGTTGTTCCTACTCCAACACCAGCATTTGAATTGTTTAATCCAGAACCTGAACATCTTACTACCTTTAAACTTCCGCCATATGACATGAAGTTTGATGCTGAATACCAGTACTCATAATGGTAATCATTCTTTGATGGTCTTCCAAAGATATCTACTAATTCCTTTTCATTAAGAATAGTGATAGCTTCATTTACTGGACCTTTTTCAAAAGGTCCAGCAATTCCAGCAGATAAGGAGGTAGTATTGTTAATACCACCTCTTGTCAAATCTACTTCTCTTACTTTAATCCCTGGAGATGCTAAGCTTAACGCCATTTTAACTCCTCTAGTGCTTCATTTTGCTCTAAAAGTATTTATAAATTTCTCCTTTTACCTGTATTCCCACATAAATGATCTATCACCATACTCGTCTACCTTCCACAAATCCCCATCAGCATCTGTAAATTGAGTCTCATCATCTATTCCAGTCAAGATAAATCCAAATGGTGCCATATCTTGATCTATTTGATTCTTTTGTTCTTCATATAATCTTTTCCTAACATCCTGATCAGTGAGTTCTTTGAAATAGTCTTGTGCAACTAACCAAGCATATATCACCAAACACATTGCAAGGTCATCATTACATCCTTCTTCTGCTTCAAATGAATTGTGCTTTTGAATAAATGTAGTTAATTCGCTAATGATCTCATAATCATTGAAGAAAAGTTTATCTTCTTCAATCATTGTTTTTAAATTGAGACATCCAACCTTTTTAACTGTCTTGGACATCTTGAGTCCTAGTTGTGTCTTCTTCCCAGAAAATCCCTGCCCAACAATCTGCCCTGCTCTACCTCTCATAGAACACATCAGCAAATTTTGATATTCTAAATCATATTGAATGATAGAAGCTACTTGATCTCCTACATCATTGACTTCACAAAGGACAAATGCATTATTGTACGCTTTAGCAACCTCATGAATAATGCTTGGGAATAGCATTGGTTTGATTTCATTGTTCCTATACTTTGCTACTATTTTATGTGGGAAAGTAGTTATATCAAAAACTACAAATGCAGAGTAGTCATTACCAACTCCTCTGGCAACATCCACAGTTATTACATAATCCCTATCTTCTTTTGATTCTTCATACACATCCAATCCTTTATTTTGTTTGATTGGTTTATCATAAACTAAACTTTTCAATTTACTTGGAGCAATTAGAGTATCTACTGATCCTAAAAATTCGCACTCAAATTCAACTTTGAATTGCTGTTCTGATGTGTTGGAGATTGTTTGTGCTTTCCACTTATCATCCCTTCCAGGAACTTCACTCCAATGAACATCAGTAGGGACATATTCATTCATCCCCCTCTCAGCATCATGCCACATCCTATAGAAATGATTCATTCCATGAGGAGTGGAAACAATAATTACCTTTGTGCTTTGACCAGAAGATATAGTAGGATAAACAGAGGCAAAGAATTGGTCTGCAATATGGTTTGGAATAAATGCAAACTCATCGAGGAAGATGATATTATAGGATCCACCTCTGACAGCAGATGCAGATGTAGAAGCAGCCAATATCTTTGATCCATTTTCCAACTCCATAGATCCTTTGTTCCAAGCAAGTATACCTTGCTGTAACCACTTTGGTAGGTTTTCATATGCAGTTTGTAATCTTGATAACAAGTCTCTAGCAGTAGATGCTTTGTTGGCAAGAATAGCAATATTTACATTATCATTAAAAATTGCATAGTGGAGCAAATAGGAAACAACAGTTGTAGATTTGCCTGTCTGTCTAGGCATCTTACAAATGTTGAATCTATTGTTATGGAAATTACTAATTAATTTCTCTTGAAAATGGTATGGTTTGAATAATTGTAAACCATGATCCAGGGTAACAATCTGGACATAATTTTTTGCAAAATAAACTGGATCATTCTTACATTTGACAAATTCTAAAATCTGCTCTTCTGTAAACTGAATAGGTGTATTGGCTTTCTTTAGAAGAGGATTACCAAGATAAACATTATCACTCATAATTTATCAGCAATTCCAAGCTCTTAATGATTTATTGATTCTTGAATCTGGATCTCTAGCAGTCTTAGCAGAAGTTAATTTTGCTTTCATGCCCTTCATTCTGGCACAAAATGACGCCCTGCGGGGATTTCCAACCTTCTTTGAAGGTGCCTTAAGGTCGCTTCCAGGATTCTCCCTTTCATAGGATTTTCTTCCTTTCTCATTGAGACCACCTGAAGCACTTTTCCCCTCTTTACGTTGCCAAGCAGCAACTTCAGTCATAAACTCAGAGTATGTTTTTCCTTCAGATACCTCTTCATCACTAGACATATATTCTGCTGCAGTATCAATAAAATCTGCTGCTCTAGTAATTTTTGATTGTACCCAAGCTGGCAATTGTTGATCTGGTTTCTTAATTAGTCTTCTTAGAATACTAACTGATCTTTCAATTTGATCAAATTCAATTTTTGCCATATATCCTTCATCATCTTTCTTCTTCCCACTAGAAATTTCTTTATGATCTTCCTGAATCTTTGATTCATTTGTGGGATGAATTTTTGCAATGGTATATCTGTCCCACATTGATGGTCCCCAAGAACACTCTTCTCTATGTTCGTTCTTTCTACAAAGAAGGCAATATTTAGTATCTTCTTTGTATTGCTTTTCTGCAGTAGTTTCTTCTTTCATAGGACCTTTCTTTTCCACTTTCTTAAGTCTTGTATAGTAATCTGGAAGTTCATCTACATGCTGCAATGCTGTAATTCTAGCATCCCCTTTGCTTGTAGTGTGCTCTCCCTCAACTTTAGTTCCAATTTTTACCTGCTTCATAATTTTATCCAAAGAAACTTTATGCTTTTTTGCAAGTTCCTCTGGTGATTTATATGCCTTAACAGGACCTTTTGGATCTTTCATCCTATTGATTATACTATTCTTCGTTATTATTTAGTAATCCTTGCTTTAGGAGTTTGGATAATTCTGCAGTAGAACCTACAAACAAAGCATTATTAACAGTTGTTGGACCATTTTTCTGAGGAGCATCTAAATCTTTCATCTTCTTTTGAAGATCCAATAATTTATCTGTCACATCCCCCACAGATTTAATTAGTTGACCTGCAACTTCATATGCTCTTGGATGATTTGAACTATCTGCTACTTCTAGAATTCCATCAATAGCTTGCTGACCTTTTTCTATAAGGTTATAAAGTTGCCCTCTACTATATTCATAATCCTTTTGGGGATCATTTGGAACTGGTTTAGATTCAATTTCCACTGGATCTGCAGGAACCAATTTTGTTTCTATGTCTAGAGCCTGTTCAATTTCTTTAAAGTTTTTATCATTCATAATCAAATATCTACATCAGTTCCTTGTGAATTGCTATATGTCTTAAAGTCTTGGAAATCTACTATTTCGTCATTGAACCCAAAGTCATCTCCAAATGGAATCAATTCATCATCAGTAGAATCTATGACACCATCACCATTATAGTCTTGAAGTGCTTTAGGTGTAACTGTATATCTGACTTCCCTCTTAGCATTGATAATTGCATTTGTTGCATAATCAACCTGAACTTTCTTAATGAGACCTTGACTATCTTCAGGAACTTCATTAAAGAGATAAGTTTTTGCAGTAAAATTCAAAGTATAATACAGCAACCTTCTGGAATTGAAATTATCCTCATAATCATCTCTAAATCCAATTCTATTCAAAACAATAGGGATATCTCTTTTTTCTCCAATTTCAGGGACAAGATTTACTGTTACATTAAATGATGGTTGAAAATATGGAAGTATTTGCTCTACAATCTGCAAAACATCATCTTGAAGTTTCCCCAAAATATTGAGTTCAAACCCAATATTATAAGGAACTGGCATAAAAACTTTATTTACTGCCTTCCCATCTTCAACTTTAGATGCTTTAAAAGTTTGTATTACTGAACCTTTTCTGGTTGGGTCATAATCAATAGAAGTCATTTCAAATGACATTCTTGGAAGAGTCAAAGCAATTTTTCTATCTCCACTTGCATTTTGCTCAACTCTTGCTAAAAACTTTTGAATGGGTCCATATGCAAGGGGAACTTTTAATATAGACACCGGATTATCATTGTTATCATTGTGTCTAATTTGAATATTATTAAATAGAGTTCCAAAAGCAACTACAGTTTTACTTATGGTTTTGTGGTAGAAATAATTGCCAAGCATATTAAAAACAATTATGATATCTTATTATTTAGATTAAACTTCACCAAATGGGTTTATTTCAGTAAAATCTATAATATCATCTGCCTCTTGTTGAATTTCATCAGCATCATCATATGCATCATCCAATTTATAAGTATCATAGGATAATATTCTATAAGTTGCACTAGAATTTTCGCCAACTATCAAATCTCCCACAACAAAATCAGTTCCCATTCCAGAAACTTTAAGTGTCTTAGTTGCCTCATCCCAATATTTAACAATTCCTACTGCATTTGATATTGAACCAGTTACTTCTTCGCCAAAGATAAAATTGCCTTCAGATACAGAAGATCCTGCAGAAATTGTAATTGTTGGAGGTTGTGTATATCCATAACCAGCATTAGTAATTCTAATGGTGGATATAGTTCCTGCAGTACTTATAAATGCCTGAGCAGTAGCTGTTATACCTCCTCCAACTGGAGATGAGAATGTTACTGATGGAACAGTTGTATATCCTTGTCCAGCATATGTTAGTGTTACTATCCCAATACTACCTGCAGTTGCAATGCCAACTATCGCCTTAGCACCAGATCCTCCTCCACCACTAAATGTGACTGTAGGAGGATTCAGAGGATTATATCCACTTCCAGCATCTTCAATTAAAATTCTTTCAATACTATATCCAGAAGTTAATCTTCTAGAACTAGTTAAAACTCCAACAAAAGATGGTTTTGTTGAA